CAACCAATCTGGTTGGCATGGAAAGAAAATCCAATATTCCCAACTCAAACAATTGAAAGACTAAATTCTGAAATTTCAATGAGACTTCTAAAAATAAGGGAAGAACAACAGAAAAAAGATATTGACAAAGATAAAATATAATTATTATAATTTTATATAGTAGGAGAAAAAAGTATGAATGAAGAAGATTATAAAAGTGTTATCAGATTGCTTAGAAAGCAATCAGAACTATTATTAGACCTTATCAATAATTTTTATTTGGATAAGTCTACTATTGAACAAATTCTAAAAATCAGTGATTTGATTGAAGAAATAATCACAGCAAATTATATTGAGGAGAAATAAATGTTAGCAAAATATAAAAAAACATATGCAAAACATGGTTTTTGTGTTTTTAGGAAGATTGGCAAGAATTGGGTACCAGTCGAAGGAGTTGCAGATTCAATAGAAACAATCTTGTCACTTGGTTGCCAACCTGATCAAGTAAAATTATTCAAATGTGATTACGTTGGTTATTATATAGATTGTGATAATTTCACGGAGGTGTAAAATGGGATTGCCGATTAGTTTTTTAGAATCGATTCTTCATCCCCAGCAAGATGAAGAAATAGATATTGTAGCAGAGATGGAGAAGGAAAATGAAGACACTAGACTTGAAGGCAGAGTTAGCAAAGATTCAAGCAAAAATAGTAAGAGTACAGGAACTTCAGCAAAGAGAACTAAGACTGCAAAAGGAAATACTAAAAGAACTGGACAAAATGAAGAAAAAAGAGGAGAATAATGAAAATAAATGAAAAGATTCGTAATTTTTTTATCGGCTTTATTACTGCTCTCGCAGCTGCATGCGGAGCAGTATTTTACTATTTCAGAAAGTCAGCTAACACAACTGGAGACAACGATAGACAATCAGCAGAACTTACTGAACGAGTGGGAAGAGAAATCGAAGAATTGGGAGATGAACTGGGAAGAACTAGCGAACAAGTACGAAACGAAATCGAAGGAATGGAAGAACGCAATAGAGAATCAGAATCAGATTATTCAGCAGCAAAGCAAACAATTGCAGAAATCAGAAAAAACCAACAGATTTTGGAGAACAACGGCAATAGTAGCTGCTAGTATAGCAATAGGAACAACTACTTTACTAATTGTAAAGTAAAGATAAATATATAGAGGAGAAAATAAATGAAAATAATTCCAATGAACAAAAGAATTGTAGTAATGAGAGATGAGCCAGAAAGCAAAACAGCTTCTGGTATTTTGCTTGCAAATCCAGAGAAAGTATATACAGGTATAGTACTTGCAACTGGAAGTGATGAAGTAGATGTAGGAGACAGAATTCTTTTTGAAAAATATTCTGGAATAGAGTTCAATGAAAAAACTATTATTAGTGAAGATTCAGTTGTAGCAAAACTTAGAGAGGAAAAATAGATGAAAAAGTTTTTTATAGATGTAAAGGGTGGATTGGGATATAATATTGCTTTGATTCGTGTAATTCAGTCATTGCCAAAATCAGATTATCAGGTAAAAGTTCTGTCTCCATATTGGGATATTTTTGCTGCTGCTGGTATTGAATATTACAAACCAGAAGAAGTAAAAGATTTTATTTTTGATGCATTTGAAGAAGGAGCAGAAATCATTGAACATCGTCTTTATGATATGAGTGATTTTATTTATAAAAAACTAAATTATAGAGACGCTTGGTGTAAATTATTGAATGTACCAGAAGTACCAGAAGAAGATTATAATCAGCTTACTTTGAATCCAGAAAAAGTATTTCCACAGCTTACAAATCAAGTTGAGGACATTTTATCTAAAATAAAAGACAAGTTTATTCTTGTACAAATTGCTGGTGGACAATCTCCCTTGGATAACCCTCCAGATGGTGATTGGTCTAAAAAACCTTATGATTATGAACATGAACCATTGAAACGTGCATATAAAAAAGATAAAGCACAGAGGTTTGTTGATGAATTCAAGAAAGAAAAACCTGATGTAGCAGTTATTCAGTACGCACTTCCTAATGAACCACAGTTAGACAATTGTGAACACTTTATAGTTCCTTATCTTGTTTATTATGTTCTATCAAAATCAGACAGATGTCTTGGTGCTTTTACTATTGATAGTTCTTTGGCACATCTTATTACTGGAAATACAAAAGTAATGACAATATGGGCTCATTCCCTTCCAGATGCTTTTGGATACTGCTGTAATAAGAATATTATTCAGAAATGTAGAAGAAATGATATTCTTTATTTCAGCTTGTTAGGACCTTCTGGTGCAAAAGTAGAATATGCTGACCCAGAAGAATTAGCAAAAGAATTTATTGAATATATAGGAGAATAAATTATGATGAATTTGCAAGATAAATACATTTGTTTTGGAAAATGGAGTTGTCTTGCACAATGCTATATTTATGCTGCTTTGCATAATATAGCATCTGTGGAAGAAAGAGAAAATAAAGATTTTATGGAAAGTATGGTAAATTCTATTTTATTGGCTGCTTTTAGTGATAAAACCTTACTTGATGATGAATGTACAGTTTTAGATGGTGCAGAACTAATGAATAGAGTTAGTGATAAAAAATATAAAGTAGAGAAATTAGAAAATATTTCTTCTGCTTTAGATTTACCAATGGGATATGCAGCAGTAAGATTTGATAGTGGTGATAATAGTCATTGGGTATTGTTCAAAGATCAAAAACAATTATATAGTAGTTTGGCATTTTCTAATTGTGTGGCTTATGGTAAAATAGCAGCTGCGAGGGTTATTTATGAGCTATAAAATTCAATTTAGTAAAGAAGAAATAAAAAAAGCAAATGAAGAATTTCTAATTTATCAAACTGAATATAATAAAACTCATAATAAAAATATTTTGTGGTTCCATATGGAACCTCTTATAAGAACTGCATTAGCAGCAGCAATTCTAAAATCTAATTGTAACAATGAAGTAAAAAACTTTGAAGATAAGTTAGAAAATGGAGTAATAAAGCTGATAAGAAGATATGTAAAAAATCCAGATTATCATCAGGATAGCCTTCCAACATTTGTTCATTATGGGGCTTTATTAGTAAATAAAACAGCACAAGTAATTTGGGAAGAACAGAATTTTTGCCAGTTAGATCCAGAACTTGAAAAAATTAGAGAAGAGGTGTATTATTATGACTAAAGATAAAAGATTGAATTATTTTATAAATGGTGAACAAATAATAATAGGTATATCACCAGAACAAGAAGAAGAAGCTCTGAAAGAACTCGATGAATGGAAGACAATACAGGCAGATAATTATGGAAATAAAACTGCTGATTATGTTGAGTACTGTCATAAGCAGATTCAACGTATTGAAGAATATATTGATAGAAACACATTTTAGAAATTTTTTTCATTTTGTAACTCCGAAGAGTAGTCGAAAGACTACTCTTTTTTTTATTTGAAAAAATAAACTTTTTTATTATAATAAAGATAACTATAGGAGTAGAAAATGAAAATAAGTGGAATTTATAAAATAACCAATGTTGAAACAAATGAATTTTATATTGGTAGTAGTGTAAATATAAAAAGTAGATGGATAGATCATAAATGCTCTTCATCTTGGAAAAGACAACCAAATAATAAATTGTATATTGATTTTCAGCAATATGGTTTAGACAAATTTAGTTTTGAAATCTTGGAAAAAACTGATAATTTGAAAGAAAGAGAACAATATTATATTGATTTACTGAAACCAATTTATAATAATTATAGAGCAAAAGATCATGATATTGAAAGGTACAAAGAATATAAGAAAGAGTATAATAATCAACTTTGTAATTATAATGGTGAAATAATTACATTATGCGCTCTTAGACAGAGATTTAGTAAAAAAGGAATAGAACATCCAGTATTAGAAGCTAAAAAATATCTAATTGAACAAATAGAATAAATTATAGGTAAATTTATGAATGAAAAAACACAGAATTGGGATATAAATAGAAGTATACAGAAATGTCAGTCAGTAATTGATGGAGTTCTTCAGCAACGTACATACCAATTAGCTCGTTATTTGAACGATGTTACTATTGATTTGAATTATCTAACTGAATGGAATGAAGGATTATGGAATTATAGATTCTACGGATTACAAGATAGCGATCTTGCTCAGTCTCCAAAAATAAATGTAATCAAATCAGTTATTGATACACTTGTATCTAAATTAGCTAACCAGAAAGTTAGACCATATTTGAATCCAGTAAATGGTTTATTCTCTACAAGAAAAATAGCTAAACAAGCTCAGCAATATTTTGATATTGTTTATGATAAAGAGCATGTTCAGGAAAAAGTTTCTAAAGCTTATCGTAATGCTTGTATTTTTGGTATTGGCTATCTTTTCTATAATCCATTTACAAAGACAATTGATGTTCCTGGTACTTGGCAGGTAGGTATTTGCAATACAGAAAAAGGGTATGGAAAACCAACTAAACTTCTTATTGAAGATAGAAATTTCCCTATTACTCAGTTAGGTAATTATGGAATAAAAGAAAAATATACTTCAGAATATGTAAACTTCAAATTATTCTTTGATACCATTGAACACAAGATGTACGCTATTGCAAATGGCAAGAAAGTAAAAGAAGAAAAATATGAAGGAGATTGCATTCCAGTAGTAGAAGTATATAATACAGTTCCAATCTTTGGAACAAGAACAATTTCTATAGTAGATGAGCTTGATGGTATTCAGACAAACATTGATCTTATAAATCAGAAGATTTCTACAGCAGCTCAACTTACACCTGGAAATGTTACTTATGTTCAGGCTGGTTCTAATTTGAATGCTACTGATATTTCTAATAGAACTGGTATGGCTTATACAGTAAAGATGGGACCAGGACAAAATCAACTTCCAGTTGTAAATGTTACTCCAGCTCCTTTTGATCCAATGTGGCAATCTTTGCTTGATTCTTATGTAAAACAAGCTTATGAAATAGTTGGAGTATCACAACTCTCAGCTCAGTCTCAGAAACCAGCTGGATTAGATAGTGGAGTTGCATTACAAACTTTGTCTGACATTGAATCAGATAGATTTATGGTTCAGTTGCAAGGATATACAAATGCATTTGTAGATTTAGCAAATCTTATTATTGAAGTAAATACAGATGGTTCTATTCTTCCAAAATCAATAGATACAGCTGAATATTCTTGGGAAGATATTAGAAAGCAAAAAGATTTATTCAAAGTTCAGTTCTCTGCTATGTCTATTCTTTCTAAAGACCCACAGACTAAATTACAACAGATCATGCAGCTCACTCAGATAGGATTGATTACTACAGATAAGCTTGCTACTTACTTAGATTCACCAGATTTGGAAGATGTATATAGAGGAGCTAGTGCAATAAAAGATGCTATAGATGCTACAATTTCTAATGCAATAGAAAAAGATGAATATGAAATTCCAGATTACATTTCTTATCAGTCATTGCTTACAGAATTGATTACTACAGAAAATAAACTTTTTGCTAGTGGAGATAAAGAAGCATTAGGTAAAGTAAGTAAATTGAAAGAAAAATTACTTGAAACAATGAATGAAGAAGGCTTTGTAGATTTGTCTAATCAGCCTGAACAAGAACCATTAGCAAATGATCAGATGAGTGCAGTAGGACTTGGTGGAAATGAAATAGCAGCTACTGAAGCATTAGCAGAAGCTAATCCAATACAAGAAGATACTACACCAGCTGAAAATAATTTAGCTAATCCAAATCAAACAGAAACATTGAATATAGGAGAATAAAATAAATGTTGAAAGCTTGGAAAAAGTTTAGAGAAATTTGTAAAAGGGAAGCCGAAATCTCTAAGGCACAAAGACGTTTAGTCCAAATGCCTATTGATTATCAGGCAATTCAAACAATAGCAGATACTGTTAGTTCTGGTTATTATGTAGAAATAAAAATAAAAACAAAATTAGGTGATGAGATTACAATTACTAAAAGTAATAAGCAGGATGAAAACAAGTTCAAATCTTTCCAAGAGAGATTTGTAGATTATCAGAATGGAATAACTAACAAATAGAACAAAGAGGAAATAAGTTATGGAAGATATAGAATTCAGACAAAAATTGAGAGAAACATTAGAGGACTTTGATAAACGCCTAAGAATGCTTGAGCATACTTGTAATGACGTAATTATCGGTTCATTGGAATCAGCTGCAAACGAGTATGCTGATAATGAAGCTTATGAAACTTTCAAAGGAAACTATGGTGCAGAAATTGAACCAATGGTAGTTCCATATAAAGCTTTATTTGGTGAAGATTATGATATCGAGAGAGCACTCTATGATGATATCAAAAAGGCAGAAGGTTACGGTTCAGAAGGTTTTGATGAAGCTGGTATAATGAAAGCCAGAATTGAAGACTTGAAAGCACGTCTTGATGCTGTAAGAGCAGAAGAGAAAGAAATCAAGGAAGAAATCAAAGAAGAAAAAAATAAAGAAGAAAGTTCTGAAACTGTAGACAACACAAAAGAAGAAGACGAAGTTTCTGAAGAACAACTTGCTGAAGAATTGAAAGAAGCTTTGAAAGAAGGAATTTAGTTTAGTAATTTTTTTTATAGATGATTTCTCCTTCCCCTATACAAATAGAATTGTATAGGGGTTTTTTATTATTATGCCAAGAACAAAGAAAGTAGTAGCAAAACTAAACGGAAAAGAACAAGAAGCTCTCCAAGTAGATAAATCAGGAACTTTATTATTTATGCCAGATTCTGATTTAGATGAAGTATTGTATTCTGCTTATGCTCAGAAGTTTCAAACTGGCAAAACAGATTGTAATACTTGGTTATCTTCTTTTGTTTCTAACAATCTTGATGCTATTCAAAGAAATATAAAACTCGATCCAGCAACTTCTCTTTCTGCAATTAGAGAAATAAATAAAGCAGTAAAAGATACACAGGATTATTATAATTCAAAAAAAGAAACAGATACAGATTTTAGTAAATATTTGCTTAGAACAGAACTTTTTGAATGGCAGAAAAAAGTTTATGATTCAAATTCAAAAAAGAAAACTATGCTTTGTGGTAGACGTTCTGGTAAATCATTTGTTGTTTGTCATTTAGCATTGAAACATTGTATAGAAAATCCTCCAGTTATAAACGGAATAAAAAAGCCTAGAAAGGCAATTATAATGGGTCTTACTCTTGAAAAGACAGCAGCTATTTATTGGGAAAATCTAAAAGAAGCTATAAAGAAATCTCATATAAACACAGCTAAAATAGATAATGGTTCGTATACTGTTTATTTTCCAAATGGAAATGAACTTTCTTTGTCTGGTAATAATAGTAAAGCTGAAAGAGAAAAACTTAGAGGTAAAGATTTGTCATTTGCAGCTATTGATGAAAGCCAATCACAACAAGGATTATTCTATCTAATAAACGATGTAATAAATCCTATGTTGAAAGGTACAGCTGGAGAACTCGTATTACTTGGAACAGCTCCTTTATACGCTGGAACACCTTGGGAAGCTGCAATTCTTTCAGATACTTATGAACACTTTCATGCAACAATGGAAGACAACCCATCTATTCCAGATCATCAGCATGCTCTTGAACAAGTTCTTATTGAAAACAAATGGACAAAGGATAATATTACATTCAGAAGAGAATATTTAGGAGAGATAGCATACGATACTAACAGACTGATTTATGGTAGAAGAAAATACTATAATTCTATTCCAAAAGATTTCAAACCAGTTTGTTGTTATATTGGTGCAGACTATGGTTGGTCAGATAATAGTGCATTTATGCCTATAATTATTGATGCTAATGGACAAGGATACTTAGTAGATGAGTTCAAAGAAAATCATGTACCTGCTTCTCAGCTTGTTGAAAGAATGAATATTCTTACAGAAAAAATTCATAAAGAATGGAATATTCCAGTTAGTGATATAACAATAGTACAAGATACTTCTCACCAAATGATTGGTCAAGATTTCAATAATGAAGGTAAATTCAATTTAGTAAATGCTTATAAACTAGAACAGAATGCTCAGATTGCTCGTGTAGCAGAAGCACTTGAAATTGGTGATTTACTTGTAAAAGAAGAAGGTTTCTTTGATTTAGAGTGTGACCAATTCGTATGGCAATACAACGAAGAAAAAGGTCAGGTTATTTATAAGATAGACGATGATGCATTCCACGGAGATGCAGTAGATGCTGTTCAGTATGCTTGGTCTACTTATATAGCTGATAGAAACTTAGCTAGAAATTAGAAATTCTATCCATAAACTTCACAAGGTTCAGACGAGTAAATATTTTTTAGCTTCTAATTGTGGATGTTCTATTCCTTTTTTATAAAATCTAATTCTAAGAGCATTTAGTGTAAGTATTTCACCATTATAATTACAAAGTTGAGATTCATACTTTTTCTGATACTTTTTCTGATACTCTTTTTCTCTTTCAAAATCTCTACCATTTGCTCTATAATTATTATAAATTGGTTTCAGTAAATCAATATAATATTGTTCTCTTTCTTTCAAATTATCAGTTTTTTCCAAAATTTCAAAACTAAACTTGTCTAAACCATATTGTTGAAAGGCTATGTATAGTTTACTATTTGGACATTTTTTCCAAACCGAAAGTGCTTTATGATAAATCCATCTTCTTTTTATATCAACGCTACTACCAATATAAAATTCATTTGTTTCAACATTAGTTATTTTATATACACCACTAATTTTCATACTTACTCCTATAGTTATCTTTATTATAATAAAAAACAGAAGAATTTTCAAGATCTACATATAGAAATATGAAAAAAGGTAGTTATCATAGCGAAGAGGCAAAAGATAAGATTTCTCAATCAATGATGAAAGATTTTGAGTGGTATCACAAAGATTGTGGTGAATATGTATTAGTATTGAAAATAATGAAAGGTTCCCTAATACCTAAAGGGTTTCGTCCACACAAGTATTATGGAAAAAAAGAAGTTAGATACTAAATTTTAGTTTCACACTTTTTCAACAAATAGAATAAATAAAGACCGCAAAAAGTCTATAAACTACGAGGAAAAAATTTATGGCAATCGTAAGTAATCAGAATATCAAGAACTTACTCAAAACTGTATATTTGTCAGGAGTTGTAAATGCTAAAGCACAGAACTCACCAATTATACACAAAATAAAGAAAGAGAATTGGGGAGCAGGTAAAGAATTGAAATTTGCTGCTCAGTATGGTAATGGTGGTAACTTCAGCTCTGACTATGGTCTGTTGAAAACAGCTTCTAGCTCAGGTTCAATAAATGGAGTTAGAAACCTTGAATGGACAGTAGAACAGGGATACCAAGTAGGTATGTTTGACATCAATATGCCAGAAATCCTTACAACTGCTGAGGAAAGAGGAGCTTACATGAAAGCTCTTGCTAACAAAATGTCAGGTTGTTTTGATGGTATGTCAAAAACATTGGCTATGTACCTCTATGGTGGTAAATATGGTGTAATCGATCAGGTTCCAGCAGATGACACTCTTGCTACAACTGGTAACATTTGGAAAATCACTTCAGCTGGTGCTTTGAAAATGGACGTAGGAACAAAATTTGTTATCGCTTCTAACGGTACAACTAAAACTGCTCTTCCATCAGATGCACTTGTAAATACAGTATGTACTGTAACAGCAATTGATGATGAAACAATCACATTCGATGCAACAAATGCTGTATCAGTTTACGAAGGTGACTATATCGAACTTTATGGTGCTAGAAATGGTGCTTCAGTTCAGGGTATTGAAGGTCTTTCTGAAATAATTCCTTCATACTTCAATCGTGATCCAAGCTCAAGATTCGCTTCAGATTATATCGGAACTACTTTCCGTGGTGTAGATAGATCTGTTGCTGTAAACAGACTTGCTGGTCAGTTTGCTGATAAAGCAAATCACAGTGGTTCAACACCTCTTACTGATACTTTAGTAGAATTACTCAAGAAAACAAAGAGAATGGGTGGTTTGAATAACATCGTAATTATCAACGATGAAACTTGGGATGCTGTAGGTGCTGAACTTGGTGTTCAGAGAAACTTGTGGCAGGCAACAAACAGTGGTGATAACAAGAACCGCTTCACAGCTGGTTACTCAGATTTAGCTACTGCTTTCGGTGATGCTTTCATTGGTAGAACAGTAATTGACCCTTACTGTACAGAAGGTAAAGCATACATGCTGGACAGTGATGATCTTGCATTCTATGATCTCAATAACGTAGGTAAAGTATTGGACCCAGTATCTAATGATCAGGTTGGTAAATATGATATCGAAGCAGTTGGAGATCAGGGAATCGGGGATCAACCAGGAGCAAAAATCAATGTAGACAAGCTCTTCACAATCGTAGAAGGTCAGCCTGGTTCATTCGGACCAGCACTTGAAGTAGCTTGCCATGTATACGGTAACTTCATCCTTAGACGTACTGCTAGTTGTGGTGTCGCAGCTCTTTAGGTAGAATAAAAAAGAGGTGTATTATACACCTCTAAAAATAACTCCTATATATTTGGCTGACTATTTTAGTCAGCCTTTTTATTTTATTAGATATTTTTTAGCTTCAACTGTTGGATATTCTATTCCTTTTCTACTAAATCTCGTTTTTAGAGTATTTAGTGCAAGTATTTCACCATTATAATTACAAAGCTGAGATTTATATTCTTTATAATATTCTTTATTATATTCTCTATTATATTCTTTTCTTCTTTCAAAATCAAAACCATTTGCTTTTCTATCATTATAACTTGGTTTCAGTAAATCAATATAATATTGTTCCTTTTCTTTTAGGTTAGTTGTTTCTTCCATTTCTTCCAAGATTTCAAATTTGAATTTATCTAATCCATATTTTTGAAAGTCAATATATAATTTTTTATTTGGTTGTTTTTTCCAAGTTGATAAGTGTTGATGCTCCATCCATCTCTTCTTTATATCAATACTGCTACCAATATAGCATTCATTTGTAATTGTGTTAGTAATTTTATATACACCACTAATTTTCATTTTTTACTCCTATAGTTATCTTTATTATAATAAAAAAATTTGTTTTTTCAAACAAAAACAAATAGAATAAATTATAGGTTATAATAGTACTATGGATAATTCAAGTTTCAAGAAATTATTTCGAGAATTGTATGGCGCGAATCCAGACAAATGGAATAAGTTATTACAAGCAAACAAAACAACTTACTCAGATACTCCGTTTCCTACTAAGCAAAATAGGCAGGTAATGTCATCTGAAGCCTTTGGCAAACTTTTACGTATAAATCAGAAGCAGTTTGATGATTTTGTAAAAAAAAGAGATGCAAGTGTGTCTAAACCAAAATCTATAAGAATAAATGGTCAAACACTCGAACAGAATAGAAAAGAAAATCAGAGAAATAAAAATGCTGAAACTACTTTTACTGATTCTTCAGCAGTAAATAATTTCAATATAAAAGACAATAACGATGGAACCAAAGATGTAACTATTCAGTTCAATAATAATAACAAACATTATTTATATCCAGATGTACCAGCTAATGTTGCAAATGGTCTTTATGCAGCTCCATCAAAAGGTAGTTATGTTGGAAGAGTTATATCTAATTACTCTGATATAAATAATCCTAAGGTACAGGAGAAAATTAGAGGAGAAAACTAAAATGAGTAATATGACAATACCCTTGAACAGTTTTGTAAACACAGCAGATGATTTTATTATAAAATCAATTGATACTCAAGAAAAAGATGTTTTGAATAAAAAGAACTCTTTGAAGTATAAATCTGTATTGAGTCCAATGTTTTATAAAGCAGAAGAAAAAGTATTTACAACTTCTGGCCATACAATTACAAAAACAGATAACAAAACATTGACTGATGAAGATGGAAGAACTTACGCTGTAGATAATTCTTTTGTTATAGATAAAGTAGCAGATATTTCTAATCTTTGGTCAGGCGAACTTACTTCTGCAATTAGCTATGATAAAGATGTTATTTCAGTTTGGAAAGGTGAAAGAGATTATACTATTGTAGTTTCTGATTTTGATAATAATATTTTATATACAAATACTCAGCAAGTAAATACCGAAAATCTTTTGTACTTCAATGTAAAATTGGCTACATTTACAAGAGAAGCAGGAAAAGCCACTAGTGATATTACACTAGTCTTACAGGCAGTTTATACTACACCAAAGACAACTATAACTGAATATACAGTAGATAACCTCGCCTCAATTACTGAAATTAGAACAACTGATTATAATTTCCTTACTGGTAAAGATTTATATGCTTTAGTTTACAGAAAGAGTGATACAAATTATCTTGCCATTGGTACAGATGATACTGACTTACGTAAACGTTTTACTTTTGAAAGTGGTGCACTAAAATATAAATACTGGGGATGTTTAGGTTCAAATGGTTTAGTAACTGGTGAACCTGTTTTGACAGATATAAACAGTAGAGGTACAGGTGCTTTATCTACTAAAACTATTAGTCAATTTGATTTTGGTTATCTTGATAATGGTATTGCTTATGGACAACAGATTAGTTCTGGAACAGATGCCCAAGATATAGCTGCAAACGGTTCTTTAGGAACTGATACATTGAGCGACCAGAATGGTGCGACTACTTGGGGTGGAATTGGTCATAGCAGATATGGAACAAGAGCTTTCGTAGCTGGTTTTGATTTGGAAAATGAAATACCTCTTATTCTTTCACCAAGTTATGTAAATACCGTACCACAAAACGGAAATATAAAATCTGATATATATTCATTAGATTCAGCTCAATATGTAGGATATTCAGTTCCTGCAGGTGATTCAGTTGCTATTGAGCAAGTAGACTTCTCAGACTCTTGGGGTAATGTTACTTGGAATAATGGTACGGCTTCTATTACAAATGGTTGTAACCCATTCCCTTATAAATATGCAGTAATGAACAGAGCTGAGTCTAAAGGTAGATATTGGGATTATGGACCAGGTTGGGTAAGATGTTATTTTAGACAAGGTATTATAAAATCATTTGAAGGAAGCGGTTGGCACAGAGCATTTGCCGAACAATATCCAACTTCTATTATTTCATTTGGTTTATCTTCTCTAAATGGAAAGAATGCAGTTAGACAGGAATATTTAGACCCAGTTACTTTGACTGATGCATCTGGAGCTACACAAGCAGATACAGTTGCAGGTTGGGCTCATGGTTCAGTTTACACTGGCTGGTATTATAAATATCACAATATTAGAGATACAAAATCTCACATCTGGGTAAGCTTTATTGGTGCAGATAACTTGGCAATGCCAAGACGTAATAAAGCAGAACATTCGGTATTGCTATCTATTCCTTTCAATGTTGACTTAGTCCCAGGATTGAATATAAAGAATCAATACTTCGGTGGACAATACATGTCTTCTTCTATGCAGGGAACTTTACTTACTTCTGCTTCTGCTCAAAAGAAAGATGATGTTATGTTATGGGTTCAAAATCTTACAGAAGCAAGTATGTATTCTAATGGACTTGTATTCAGGGGAAAAGCAAACGGAAATGTTCAGCTTACAAAAGTTGCCGACTACATTTACAAGACCAATACTCTTACTGGTAATAATTTGTTTATAGATAGTAAAGAATCTTTCTATGGACAAAGAGGATTTATTCCTTACAATGGTGAAGAAATAATTACACTTCAAGAAATGGCCGGAATGTATTCTCCTATTGATGATGTTCAATCAGATGGTAATGATACATACTATTCAGCAGCTGGTTATAATGAAAATATGATTGATATGAAGAATAGAGGTGTATCTTATTTACTCCCAGCTGTTACAATTCCTCTTGCAGTAAACGGTACACAGTCAGAAAACCTTACTTATCAGTTGAACTCAAACAAGAAAGAAATAACAAAACCTCTGCTTTATAATCAGTTTACTTACAAAGATAAAATTGGTGTTGACCATTTCTATACACACTCACTTGATGATACTGAAATCAAATACCAGACTACAAAAGTTATGGAAAGTAATGCAACTGGTGATGTAGTTTACTTCGGTGTATCAACTTATGATAATGATAAAACAGGTCAGGTTTGGTATATAACCGCAGAAGTATTCTATTATCCAATGGGTATTGCTTCTATTGTAAGAGGTATCAACTATCTTGCTTCTACTATCGATATGACTGATGACTATACAGTAAGATTATACAGAACCCAAAACGTAACATTCCCGGTATACAATCCAGGCACTGAAGTTTACAAAGGTTCAACAATCTTTACAATCTATGGTTACAACTATTCATTTGACGGCCAGTCAATTTACTACTTAGGTTCAGGTGACCAGACTTCTGAAAGTTCATTTGCTTGTTATGCTTTGGGTATGCAGTTCTTAGCAAATTCCGGAACAGAAGCTTATTTCTATAGTCCATTTGAAAAGAGATTGTACTTATTCAATGGCTCAAATACTTTGCAGATTTCTGATAGCTTATCTCGTGAAGGAAAGATTATAGATTCTATTTACAGTTCTTGTGAACAGATTTTATACTTACTTACAGATGAAGGAAACATAATTGCTAAATCTCAAGGTGATATGGCAGTAATAGAAAATATTGATACTTCATTCCACTTTGAAGGTACTGACACTGGTATGATTTTAGCAAATGGTTTCAATTACAAGAAGTATAGACTTTATCAAACAGATGAAACAGAATGGGCACCGCTTGAATTTGAAACAGAGTATTTAGGTAAAAATGATAGCTTATTCAAAAATGCTATTGTTGGTATAACATTCTTTAGGTTTGATAAAAATGATACTGTATCTGGTAAAGTGTATTGCGATGTTATGCATGATAATATGCCTAAGCGCATTACTTCTCCTTTCAAAATAACAAGCAAAGAGTGGGATGCTACCGCATTGAAGAAGATTGAATTTACTTTCCCAAACAATGTAGGTAAAGCATTTAGGTTTGGTATTGAATCTGATGATTACATTTCTATTGCTAGTTTTACTATCAATATTGATGAAGTATCTCAGAATACAAACGCACCAAAACATAACTAAAACAAATAGAATAAATTAGAGGAATAAACAATTATGGCAAAGAGCAGTTCTACAAATACAAGCTTTTCTCCAAGTATGGATTTTGGAGCACCACCTCCAAATGTAGTAGCAAATGACGCAGGTTTAGGTCCATTCGGTACTGTGAACTGGAGTGGTAGTGGTCCTTCTAGTACTACTCCAGCTAAAGATAATGCTGCAGAAGTAGAAGTAAACAGGCCAACAACTCCTACTGTAGATGTTTCAGGTATAAATGCTAATGTAAATAATGAAGCTGTAACTTCTGAAGTAGCTTTAGCAAACAATCCTACTATAAATGCAACTATAAATGCAACAGAAGATTTTAGCTGGGTTACTGATAGTAAATGGAATCCGGAAACCGAAACCACTCATTGGGATTCAAAAGCAGAACAAGCAAGAGAAGTAGCCGGATATAATCAACGTAAAGCAAGAAACTGGACTTATGCAGGAGACTGGCGTGCTACAGACAAACCTGTTTATACTATGTCTGGTAATACTCTTATTCCTAATTATGAAAATAAAAGAAAGTATGACAAGTTTATTGCTCCTCTTGCAAAGAATAATATTGCATCTAAGAATAATATAGAAAGTATTTCTAATGCATTGAAAGCTATTGGTAAAGATGCTGGTAAAATAAATCAAGAACTTGCTAAAGTAAATCCAGAAGTTATTGAAAATTTTGATATTGGTAAAAAAATTGGTAAGAAGAATACAGCAGATTATGAAAAAGATTATACAGATGCAGTAAATAAATATGGTAAAGATTCTAAACAAGCATTGAAAGCACAAGCAAAATTGAGTGCTTATCTATCTTCCCTCACAGCAATTGGTGAAGCTGCTCTTACTAATGGTGAAGATTACTTATCAATGGTAGGACCACACGAACCTGGAAAAAGAGTAAGTAAAAAAATAGGAAATTATACTTATACTGTTGAAAATATTGGTAAAAATGTAGAAGGTGATACCGAATTTGCAGTTGTTATTGATGATAACAAAACAGGAACTTCATTTACTTTCAAAGCAAAAGGTGATGAAACTATTTCTAAAGATTCTCTTGCAGAAGCAAGAAACGAAATAGTCAATATGGTAGATAAAAGTATGATAGCTACTGGTCTAAAAGAAGCACCTGCTCCAGTAGAAACTACTCCAGAAACACCAGAAACTACTCCAGAACCAGAACCAGCTACAATAGCTCCAGAAGAAACTGTTCCATTAGCTCCAGAAACTCCAGAAGTAGATGATGAGACTGTAGGTGTTGATACCTTCAAAGAAGAAGTTGAGGGAAAAGAATTTGCTAAAATAGCAACAGAAGAGTTTACTGCTATGAATGAAATAGCAGAAGAAATCAACTCTATTGATGTTTCTAATTTCGAAAACATAGAACAAGCAAAAGAAGCGCAAACTAAATTGAATGCAGCTTTTACTAAATTGAATGTAGAAGCAGAGAACCAGTTGAACCAATACGTAGCTGATTTGACGGCTGAAGGAAAGAATCTGAAAGCAATAAGAAATAGCCCAGGTTTCAAATCAAGATTGACTGAAGTATTTGCATCAGCTCAGGCTATCTATGATAAAACTTGTGCCATTGAAGACTATACAAATCGTTATCTTGGTGATATTGATATTTCAAGTAAACGCTCTATAAAGAAAAATGCTGATAAAATCTCTATGAGAATAGACCAGATGACTAATAAAATTAGTCCTTATATGACTAAAGAAGATATCAATGCTTTAGCAAAATATTCAAAGTCAGTTGATTCTACAAAAGATGCTGCCATTGCTCTTATGAAAGTAACAGCATTCAATGGTGCTAAAAATGTAAAAGGTGATTTCTATTCAGAAGCTTGGAAGAGTGATAATGCAGAGCATTGGAGTAGCAACGGTTGGGCAGAGACTAAAAATAGTATAAGAGACTTCTTTGCAGCCTTTACTCCAATAAAGGATTCAGGAAAACTTACTACCGGAGATTTTTTAGCTCTTGGATTGAAAGGCTCTCTAGGATTCGCTGTAACTATAGTAGGATTCGCTACAATAGCTGCAAACCCAGTACTAGGTTCATTGTTAGCTTTCGCGGGAGTAAAATCAGTTACAGAGAATATGGGTAAAATTGTTGCATTAGAGAATCGTAGCAATCTTACCAACGAAGAAACTATGTTTGATGAAAACCTTCCAGGATATGCAAAATTTTGGAATAGTGTTTACAACCGTTCATTTGAAAAAGCTAATATTGGAGACCCAAAGTCTGTTGCTACTTACACTACTGTACTTGGTTTGTTGGCAGATTTTGCTAAGCTTGCCACTGGTATTGGTGCATTATTACCAGATGCTATATCAAGTATAAGAGATAAAATTGACAACTTAGCTCATGGGGGATTAGAAGGTAGAACCGATGCTTTGATATCAAATGTTTACAATCTTGCTAAAAATATTGTAGAATGGGCAGATGCAAATCCTGGAGCAATAGAAAGTTTAGCAAAAGAAGGAAACAGAAACGAAATCGGAAATACAAATCCTTCAAGTACTTCTTATAATTTTATAACAGATGAAGATATAATTGAAAATAATAAGAAGCCAGCAAAGGTTGTAGAAGATAAAGGTAGAGAAACCGGCTTCGGAGTAGAAGGTGGTTCTGCCGAAGCTGCTGCATCTACTTTCTCTGGAGCAAGAGAACAAGCTAAAAATAGTAACTTAGCTACTGACTACAACGCTGGTATGGAGCAAGAGGTAAATGAAGCAGTATCAGATAAATATGTAAAAGTATTCAAGGTAATGATTGATAAAGAACCAGACTATATCAGAAAGGTTCTTATCGCAATACCAAAAAATCATTGTGAGAGGGAGTGGTAAGGATGGATATCAGAATTTTTATTGCACTAGGAATCGAAGCTTTTATTTTTTTGATTCCATTTATCAAGTTGTGGACTGACGTAGGTCAGTGGAAAGGAGAGATGGAACAGAAGATTCAAAATACACAAGCACAAGTAACAGTTTTGAACAATAACCTTTCTGAAATGAATAAAAACTTTGTAGAGATTTCTAATCAACTTGCTGTTATATCTGCTAAGGTTACATTATTGATTGAGGATAAAATAAAGAAAGGTAAAGACGATGCTAAAAACAATTAGAGAATTGGCTGATAATAATACATCAATCTCAAGTACAAGATGGGCTTTTGCTACAGTAATCATTTTTGATATTGTAGTAATTGCTTTATCATTACTTGTTTTTGTAGTATCTCATTTTATTGGAAAGCCTATAGACTTAGCTTTCTTTGATAAAGAAGTGATTTTATTAGGCGTGTTGACAGCATTAGTTGCTACTACTAAGGGGCTTATGGGATTCGAGCCCCATAATTATACTAAGAAAGAAGAAGATAAACAAATAGAACAAAGGAAAACAGAATATGTTGAACAAGCTCAATAATACAAATGGAAAAGGTAGCAATGCAGTTGTAAATAAACAGATAAAAGATTTACAAGATGCTGTATCTCAATTACGTACAGATGTAGACCAGCAAGAAATTGATATTGCCTCTATTGATTCTGCATTAGATGATAAAGTAAGTAAAGCAGAACAAGCAGCAGAAGTTGATACTGCATCTCTAAAAGCAGGAAATGCTAAAATTGATTTTATTGAAAGTAAAGATGAAGATGACGTTTCAATAAATGATAATTTGAATGTACATGGAAATATTTCAGCAAATGAAGCTTCTTTTACAAAAGTAAATGTAAACGGTGTAGACATTGTAGATGATTTGAACAGTAAAGTATCTTGTGCTATTGAAACAGCAGAACATGCAGAAGCTATAGCAAGAGACTTTGCAGGGGCAGTAAATAGCCTTTCTTGCGATTTGGAATGTTATAAAACAAGTAATGAAAACTGCTTTGAAACAAAAGATTTAGTTGCTGAAACTGTAACATCTACTTGTAGTACATGTTCTAAAACTTTGACTGTAACAGAATGTGCAGACTTACCTGACACAACTATTCAGACTATTAGAAATGGTACTAAGCTTTTATCAAGATTTTTTGAACCAACTGTAAAAGGTGTTGATGATTATTATCATATAAGACTGCCAGGAGACTTTATTGGTAATGCTTCATTTGTTGGTATTGATGAGTTTGATGAAGTTCTTTTCAGTGCTGAAATTATAACAAGAAATGATGATTTATCAGAAGGAACTGCTCTTATTGTTCATTCTGGAAAATCAATCTATGACTTTTATCAGGTATTACGTGACTTAGAAACAAAGCGTGTTTCATTTATCACTAAGTCTAATGTAAAGCGTATTTATTTTAGCTATGATAATTATGATAAAGACGCAACACCAACTTATGACATTTATCCTGATTTATCGGCTTTCCCTTATGAAGATTATGAAAGTTTATATACAGCAAAACACAGTTCACAGACAGTTGTTTTAGGAAATGAAAATACATTGAATGGTGGTATGACAGTTGTTGGTGTTCTTACTGCTGCAATAGACTCCAGTGGTCAGCCAATGATTACTGATAACATCTTTATCAAAGGTCATATTTTTGCTGGTTACAATTCTGATACTGGTGCATATGAATCTCAAGGTAAGCAAGGCGACATCCTTACAATGAACAACTGCTCTACTACTGGAACTTGTGTTAGCCAGCAAAGATTGAATTGGATTACAGGTTGCCCAAGACAGTTAGCTCGTAAAGGCATTTGCTTGTGTAAAGATTCTCAAGATAGAGAATGCTCAGACTTGCAGTTTGAAAGCCCAACAGATAATACAGTTTATGGTACAAATCTTTCTAATACTAGTGATGCAATTATAACAGAACGTTCAGTAGCAAACTGGAATGGTACAGTTGAAGACGATTCGACTCCAGCAGTTTGTTCTTATCCAATTACCCATTTAGGTGATACTTCATGTGTACATGGTGATATTGAAGTAGAAGAAAACCTTACAGTATGTTGTGATGCTACAATCTGTCATGATTTGACAGTTGGAAATAACACAACTTTATGTAATGTAACTGCTACAGGTAATACACAATTACATAACTTGAATGTTGATACAAGAATTGAAGCTTGTGGTGACATTAGAGCAAAAGGTGAAATGATTGCTGAAAAAGATTTAGTAGTTCATGGAGACCTTTATGTAGATGGTAAAGTAACTTCAACAGAAGAAAAACAGGTAACAACTTCTGGTAATTACATTGTTGCACGTGAAGGTGCATCAAATGGTCTTTCTTCTACAGACTATGCAGGACTTGTTGTAAATAACTATGATGGTAATGGATGCAATGCAACAATCTTAGCAGACTGTGCAGGTGAGTTTAGAGTTGCAGACCAAGCATATACAAATCAGACTGTTTACACTGACATATCTTCTTGGAATAATAATTTCTATCAAGCATTGTCTCAAACAACAACTGCTGGTCCTACTCATATTCTTTCAGATGTTTCTGCAGTTGAATTATCAAATGTTGTTTTGAATACAACAGCAGGTACAGAAACACTTGCAGATAGCTATTATCATTTTGAAGGAACTGAATGGTTTGGTCCATTATCTATTGTTTCTGGACATTTTGATTTAGGAAACGCTATAACTGACGCAACTGACATAGCTGCTCTAAATGCTCTTACTAGAGATAAACTTATTTACTACAATACTGTTACAGATAATGAAATCAGCGGAGTTGACCAGAATCAGCCAATTGCTACAAGAAATGAGTCAGGAAATATGTCTCACCAATCATTAGTTTGTTGGGATAGTTGTTATAGAAGAATGGACTCAATTGGAAATAATCCTACATTATCTAATCAGATATTAGTTTCTTGCTTAGACAACAATGGAGTACACTATTGTTGGGAAACAAAACAGACTGGAGTAGTTGCATTCTGTGGAACTTATGCTTGCTTGCAAGCTGCATTACTTATTCCAGAAGGTCAACCAGGATATATTCCACCGCATTCTCAGGTAATAGTAACAGATTGTGATAACGCAGTTTATTCATCAAATCAATAAAATTAGGAGAATAAAATAGATTATGAAAACATTTGTTATAGATGATTTTAGAAATCCACAAGGAGCTGATACTCCAAAAATAAAGCATTTTACATCAAAGACTGATGCACAGACAGCTTACAACAATGGAGAATTGGCAACTGATGAATGGTTTAGTACACCTGATATTGCAACCGTTTCACCTCTTGACGTAACTGGAGTTGTAGCTGAAGGAAACAATAACGCCGTAACTTCTAATGGTGTATTTGAAGCTTTCAAAGATGTCAAATGGCTTGATGAAGTAGACTCAGTTGATGTTTTAGCAGAAGCAGTATCAAGAACATCTAACTTAGCATATAATCAGTTTGCAAACTTTATTGTAAAAAGTCCAATGACTAATGCACCAAATAATACTTCAAACAAGTTTGGTATTTTTGCTTGGGGTAGAAAGAACGATGCAACATTCTGTAAAGTTGTAGCTATAGACTTTGAAGGTAGTGGTCTTTATGTAAATACAAAAAATACTACATGGAGTGGATGGTCAGTAGTAGGTAAAGACTATGATGCTGTTATAGCTCAGATACAGAACTCTATAAATGCACTTGATACCAAAATAGATACTTCAATAGGAACAGTAAAAGAGCACGTTTCTTATGACTACTCTTATCCTCATTACATTCCAGTACCTTTCAGGCATGGTACTAATGAAAAAGTATTTTTGTTTGGAGACTCTATTACAGTTGGTTCTACTGATGACGGTGGGCAGACTTACTATAGAACACCTTCACCTTGGGGTGTTTGTTTTAGTGCATATCTTACAGGAGATATGAACCATTATGAAATGGATGCATTTGGTGGTAAAAGACTTCATCAAACCTCTGCGGGAGATGGAAGTATTACTTCAGATATTCTTTCAGAAGACCTTACAAATTATAGAACTATTGTTATTCAAGGCGGTACAAACGATGCTGGAACTTCAACAGCAGAGGTATTGGCAACAGACATTGATAAAATTGCTAATTACATAAACTCTAACTGGTCTGGTAAAAATGTTATAATTTGTGGACCTGTATACAGATTTGATGCTGCAGATGAAGCAGCTATTCAAACTTATAGAAAGATGTATCGCGAAAAATGTATTCAGTATCAAGGTACAAATGGTAACAATTACTATTTCATAAACAATGAAAAACTTTTGAATCATACTGCACAATATCCAGGGTTATGGAGGGACGTAACACATCCTTCTCTTCCAGGTTCTATTGTATTAGGAACAAACTTTTATAAAGCCTTGACTGGTATGGAATGTGATGGAATTGGTGGTTGTATTACTTGGAGTGGAAAATACATGGGTGCAGATAAATATCCAATTCTTAGATTCTGTGAAAATACTTCATACTTATCTAATGGTTCTCATTCTGCTAAGATTGCTAAATCATTTACTAATGTTTTTCATACAGACATTACTACATCTTGGGGAATAGGAACTACTGGTAGTTCTGGTTCTATAAACCAGACAACTAAAAACTACATTTATGGTAATGTATTCAATGGAACAGTTTATATTGAACTGAATGCGGGCTCACAAGCATGTGAGTTTGATTTCTGTTCAACCCCTACTGACCCTGAATTGCAAGTTGTTCCGACTTGGAACTAATGGAGAAAATAAAAATGATAGGAAAGTTTGATGCTTTAGGAAATATGATAAACATGTCTGGTAACGTTGATTATCAGACTGTGTTGAATGCGTTGATGCCAATTGGATATGTATATGTACAATATCCTCAGACAAAATCGCCAGAGGAACTTTGGCCAGGTTTTACATGGCAGGTAAAAGATTATAGTGGTGCATTCTTCCGTGCAAGTGGTGGTAATGCTAACGGTTATGCTTCTTGCACAGATGTATTGTCAAATTGTAGACAGTCAAGCCAGAACGCTTATCATACCCACCAAGTTTGTAACCACTCTCATAGTGCTAGCACAAATGCAGCAGGTGGTGGACAATTTTGGACTCACTCAAATGGTTATGGTTCTGTTTTTGCTACTGGTGGTAATGGATGTTTTGAAGCCATCTGCTGGGGAGACGTATATGGTTCAGGCGACTACAACTTTACCCACTATGGAAGATTATGTTTACATGACCACAGTCATACTGTAACAGGTGGTGGTGTTTGTGGAACTCTTCCTTATACTTCTTATAATGGTTCTTCAACTAACCAAGAAGCCAGACCAGAAAACTATACAATAAGAGTTTGGGTAAGAACTGCCTAATAAACAAATAGAATAAATAAAAGGTGTTCGACTAATGAGCAAAGTCGCTCCCGTA